GTTTCGGTGGCGTCGTGGAAGACGGCGTCAACGTCGATGCGGGCGCGAATGGTCATCGGTAGACTCCCAGGCCAGAGGCGGCCAGAAGCGTGTCGAACGTCTGCGGAACGGATATCGGCGCGCCGATAACGGCCGGCTGGCGGGTGTCATACCAGTGGGCCACCAGCAGCATGATCAGATGCTTGACGACCGGCGGCACGTTCAAGCCATCCGCGCCGTAACCGGCCGTATACCGCACCACGACGCTGTTCTCGTCGCCTCGAGTCGCGGGCCAAGTGCTGGCCCAGTTGGGGTAGACGCGGCCTGGGATGACCCGCGTATCGACCTGAAACTGCGAACTGTCGCTCGAGAGCGACCCGTAGGTGCCGTCTCCGGTGCGGTACGTCACGGTGATCGTGCCGGCCGTCATCGGCGGCCGGGGGAGGACGATCGCCCAGACCGGAAACAGATCGTAGCTGGCCTCCCATACCGTGTTCAGGATGGTGATGTCCAGCGTGTCCTCGACATATTGCCGCGCCACGGCGATGAGGCTCTGGATGTAGAGGTCATCGGCGTCGGTATCGACGCGGCACTGCGTCTTCGCGGCCGACAGGCTCACAGGCTCGACAAGCGGCTGGGTGATGCGGACGAGGCTGCGGTACGGCGTGATCGTCGCCGTAGGGGCCATCGGTGTTCCGAAGACGATTGTGTCCATAGCCTACGCTCGCTTCTTCTTGGCCTGCTTGTATTCGACGGCCGCCCGCTCCACCTCTGCGGGAGCCTCGGCGGTTTCGATGACCTCTTCGATGAAACCTCGCTGAATGAGCGTTTCGCACATCCCAGACGGCCAGTCCTCGAAGACCTGGCCCTTCTCGTAGGCGTAGAAGTTGTGGAGGATGCGGATTTTCACTTGATCTGCCCCCAGGCGTCTTCCGGTGCCTTCTGCCCGCGGTTCCAGTAATCCGTCGTGTGCTGCTGCACTTTCCCGTCCTTGCTCGTCCGCGACGGCCAGGTCACCATCAGCTCGGCGTGGCCGACGCTGACGCCCGTGGCGACGCCCAGCGTATTGCCGGCAGTCGCCCAGCCGTTCCAGAACGCCATGTCCTCATCAACGTGGCCGCCGTCCCACCCGCCAGTGTCATTCGCGGCTGCGAGAAACCACGGCTTCGGCACCCGCTTCAAGGCCGAAGTCCGAATGAAGGTGAGGCCGAAGTGCGCCGTCTTGACCTTCTGCACGGGCGACTTGAACCAGTCGACATCGATCTGCCGCTCGTCCTCCGGCTTGGTGCCGGGGAGGGAAAACATGACGGCGTTCGACTCCCGCTTCGTCTGGAGGGGGGCGATGGCGTCCACCCCGGAGGTCATCATCAAGACGAGCAAAGCCTCGACCGTCTTCGCGTTGAAGACCGTGTCATAGTCGACGGTCAGGATCACATCGTGCGTGTCGATGGATTGCTCCATCGCCCGCTGAAGGCACTGCCCCCAGAATGCGCCGGTGACCTTGGTCGGCGAAATGCCGTGGGGGGCCAGCGCGGCGGCCACGCAGAAGAAGTTGTCGGTAAATCCAAGTCGCGGGGTGCTCATCACCGCCGCGACTTTGATTTCCGTTTCGACAGAACCGACGCGAACTAGCACGCTTTGCTCCTAGTGTAGGAGCGGGCGCGCATCCTTGCGCTTCGTGGCCGTCCTGGCCTTCCCGCTGTTCGGGATATCAGCCCTTGACCCAACCCAGGACGCCAGCCTCGCTGGCCGTCTCGGGGGCGTTCTCGCCGCGGGACAGCCGGCCGGCGATCGCCACGGCAATCGAAGCCGACGGCTGGACGCTCACCTTCAGGTAACGCTTCTTCGCCTGCGTCGGGACATCGAGCTTCACGATCGAGACGGACGCGGTGTCCGACACGGTCGGGATCGTGAAGTCCGTTCCGCCCAGAAGGCCCGTCACGTTCGAGTAGGACGAGTTGTCGTCCGACTCTTCGATCTTGAGCACGCTGGCGAACGTCGTGGCGGCATTGCTGGCCCGCATCACGCCGAAGCTCGCGTAGTCCCAGCCGGCGGTGTCAACCGTCAGCGTCGTGACAGCCGTGGTGGCCGCGGTCGGAAGGGCCGCGACCAACTTTTCCATATGCGAATGAATCATGGTTCTAGGTTCTCCTTATGGTTCTGGGTTTGATCACGAGGCCGCGGACTTCAGAGCCACCACCGGGCCGGGCGTGCTGGTGTCGCCGAGCGAGTGATGGTTGATATCGAACCTCATCGTTCCTTGGAGGAGGAGTTGGTCCGTCGTGGCGTAGACTTGGTCATACATCCGCACCGAGAAGTCCCGGCGACGAGCGTAGATGCTGGACAGGGCGAGGTTTCCGAAGAGAACCTTGACCTGGTTGGCGTCGGCACCCAGCGTGCTGTTGAGAACGTGGACGAGGTTGACCTTGAAGCCAAGGAACGTCTCGTTCACGCCACCACCGAGCTGCTCGACGGTGTTGCCGCCGGCCGCGTAGCGGAGGCGGGCCATCGAAGCGGCGTAGCCGGCCGGCGAGATGTACCACTCGGCACCCTGGCGGGCGTAGAGGGGCAGCTTGCCGATGCACTTGATGAAGTCCGTCACGGTCAGCGTCTCGAACCCGGTGCGGGTCGAGTCGGCCGACAGGACGGACGCCGTGTGCGTGCCGTCGTTGATCTTGACCGCGAGGCCCGAAATTCCGCCGTAGCTGGAGGTGGAATCACCAACCCACCCGCAGAGGTCGGTCTTGTAGGCCAGGCTCGTGGCGAACTCGGTTGCGACAGCGTCAGCCAGTGAGACGAGAGCGTCTTCGACGACCTCGCTCGACATCCGGGTGCCGACGGCCAGCTTCTTCGCGATGAGCTGGACGTTCGAGTAGCTCGGCTCGCTCTCGTTGACGGTCGTCCCTTCGCCCACGAAGTAGGCCGTCGTGCCAGTGACACGCTTCGGGATGATCATCGTGTCACGGGTCATCGTCACCTTCTCGACGTTCGACGCGGCGAAGGTGCCGTAGTTTTCGACGAGCCGGATCACGCGGGCCGCGAACTCCTCGGGGACGAGGACGCCGCCGGTCGAGTTGCTGTTCTCGCCCAGGGCGCGGTTCTCGACGCCGTGGTCCTTGCACCACCGGAGGTCATCGGCGTTCTTGAACACATGAGCACGCAGCCAGCGACCGCAGCGGTACGCGCTCTCGACGGCTTCGGGGCCATCGTTGAAGGCGGAAAGCTGGGTGTGGTGGGGCATCAACGCCCGAATCTCGGTCTTCTTCTCGTCGGCCTTGGGGGCTTCGGCGACAACCGGAGCGACGGCCGGCTGTGCCTTCTCGAGGACGGAGCGGAGTTCCGCTTCCTTGGCAGCGATCCGCGCCTCGAAGTCGAGGCCCGCCTTCAGGTCATCGGCCTCCTTCGAGAGACGGCCGAGGTCCGCGTTCTGCTCGGCGGAACGATCTTCCACCGTGAGCAGATCGGTCATCTGGGCCGCAACGGCAGCCGCACGTTCCTGAAGTCGCTTGAGGTTCGATGCCATTTTGGCCTTGCTCCTGTTGAGCCGGCCAAAACGCAAAATGCGGCGGCCGGCGGGTTTTGAATCCGCTAGCGCGCCGCGACCAGAATCCTCGAGTCGCTCGCACTGACCCCTGCGACTTCCGTCGAAGGGCTATCAATGTCTCTACTTGTAGCCTATCAACCCCGCGCGGTCTCGTGCAAGTGAGTCTGAAGGATTGTTGCCTTCAGCGCGGCGAGCGTTGCCGCAACGTCGGGGCCGGCGTCTTCGCGAACGCTGTTCTCTTCGACAACGTCCTGCATCGGCTCGGGTTCTTTCTTCTCTTCGCTCATCTTGTCCTCGGGGATGATCCACAACTTGCAAACGGCGTCCGGCGCGATGTCGCCAGCAACGATGTAGCAGCGTCCCTCGCCCTCGAAGAAGACGCAGTTGCCGCACTTGATGCCGCGCGCGGCGAAGGGATTGTCGGCAACGTAGTGCGCCGACTCCTGCGACCACGGCCCGTACTCCTCGGCGATGCCCTCGTAGGACTCGGCCAACGCCAAGTCCTGCGGCGCGAGGACGCTGGAATACTCTTCCTCGATGCCCTCGCCGATGTCGCGTT